GTCTCCGTAATACTGGGTGTTTACGCCCCCGGGAGGGACCAAATAATCCCGTGGATTGGCAGCGAAAAGATCACTACCTAACGTGGGTAGTTCAGGTTTTTCAGCAGGTTGCCCTTCAAACGCGCCCAAGCCATACGCGGCTGCAGTACCTGCGGCAGCTAAGGGGCCATAAGTTGCCATCATTCCGGGTAAATTAGCGTTATATGTATCTTTTGCAATCTGGTTGGCGAGGTCTTTTGGAGCACCACTCATCAAAGCGTTGTTGTACGCTTCAACTGCTTTTGTCTGCGCATCTGCTGCACCTTGTTTTGCTATGCCAGAAGGAGAGATATATTCGTTATAAATGTCTTTTCCACCTTGATAGGTACTCTTAACCGCATCTGCTGCAGTGTCGTATGCCCTGTTGCCGAAGTTTTTTATCTGATCCATAAAACTAGTAGGTGCACCACCTCCCGTGCCCGCAGCATCTGAAAGAGCGTAGGATTTATTAGCTAAATCTGCTCCCGAAAGCTTAAAACCTGATCCATCAACGGCACTGCCTATAGTCTCTTTACCCGCTACAAGCCCCTGCCCAGACACAGGAGCATTCATTCCAGCTTGTGCCTTAGCTATGGCATCGGCTTGCATGGTTGAGTCAGTGCGCGAGAAGAATTTGTCAGTACTCCACGAAGGGCCTTTAGCAAGACCTGATTCGTAAACCTTATCACCAACGAAAAGGGGTCCATCATCAACACTTTCTAATGCGGCCTTAGTCGTTAGTTCTGAACTTCTGGGCATGAAAGGCGCTTCTGGAACCTTACCCATAACAGCTGGTCCACCAGCATCATCTATGAATTCAGCGGCATTAACTAGTTTGCCATCAACGTTAACCACTGATTTGTCAACAACAGGAGCACCTTGACCGGGTTTAGCGGCACTAAAGCCTAGTTTATCTGAACCATACTGAAAAGCCTGCGCTGTTACGCCTGCAATTAAGCCCTGCTTTAGCGAATCTTTAAGGCTTGCACCAGTAGCTAAAGAAATGCCTGTGCTTACTAGACCCGCTGTAATGCCCGTGCTAACTCCCGCTAAACCAACTGTGGCTAGATAAGGAGCTATCATTGGACCCAATATCATCGTAGCGCCTATCGTTAGAACTATCCTACCAATAGTGCTCGACGTAATGCTTTTAACAGCACTCTTTACACCATTAACAACGCCTTTAACCGCTCCTGTAACCGCCTTAGCCGCTGATTTAAAAGCTTTGCCAACCGCCTTAAAAACCTTGCCTATAAAGAACTCGGAAAGTCCTGTACGAGGGTTTACGGTACCAGAGCCGCCATAACGGCGAAGCATACGTGCCTCGGAAGGCATAATATGAGCCAACTGGGTATCTTGCGCCCGGCCCATGCTGGCAACGCCTTGCATGACCGGGTTTAATGTAGCAATGCCACCCTTAGCGAAGGCTTGAATAGAAGAGCCTTGTGTTGCAGGAGATTTTGACTCCGCTATTTCATCTAATACGACGTTAAACGCCATGAAGTAGGCAGGATCAAACTCAGGAGGTAGCAAATCCTCTGGCACACCCTCTTTTATAAACTCTTGACGATATTCGGCATACCTAGATGGGTCAGACATAATGGTATCCACCATCTTGCCCATGGCATCCATCAACTCATCGGGCATATCAATGGACGCAAGCGTCTGCCTAAACTGTAGAATCAGTTCAGGGTCAGCCTCCTGCATGGAGTCCATCATGTCTTTTGTTGTTTGACGCGGATCGCCTGTTGCCTGCTGCGCCATGGAAAATCCTTGAAACGCCTCTGGAGGAATTTCAGGAGATGGGGAGGGTGGAGCAGCTTCAGGTGGAGCACCTTCGGGCGCTCCAGCGCCTAGGGACATAATGCCCTGCATCGCGTCAGCCATGTTCGTACCTTTCAAAAGTAGCCAATGGCCGCACAGGGCCGCGCGTTACAAACGCGAAGTTGGCTAGAATTATGTGATAAATCATTAGTTTCTGTCTACTTCTAGATAGCTTAAATAAAAAGTCACATCCGCATGGGAGGATGTTACTTTAATAATATCCCCCGCTTCTACGATGCACGGTATTCCGTTAAACACGTCAAACGTAGTGCTGTGCGCCAGCCCATATCCTTTTAACAAATAATTCGCTGTCGCCCCTACGTATTGGATAACCGTAATTGTTGCGCTACCTGACGACCCAAAATGAGTTACTCGTAACGACCGCAAAATACCTGTGTTGGCATCCGGAACGGTATAGATCGTCGTTTCCGTCGCAGCCGCAGGATTTGAGTATTTTCGTAGGTATTTATTAGCCATTACTTAACCCGCTTCATACCATGTAAGCGCCGCATCTTTATTCTCCGTAACTATCGGGGTGTACGTACTATTAAGCTGAAGAATGACTTGTTCTAACGAGCGAATAAGTTGGTTAATCTGGTCCGGATTGTAATCGCCCGCTGCCGCATTCGGCAGACGAACGTTAGTAATCTTACTCATCTCAAACCATCCGGTTGTATGTCTACACGCAAGGTGCCATATCTCCAGTTATCACCTAGCGCAGAACTTTCAATACGCAAACTAATCTGCCTGCCACGTGCCCTAGTATCTACCTTTTCAGTAGTAGGCGTAATAATGTACGGGTCTAATGAACTAGGACTTGCTGTTGCTTGAGGATAAGCACGTAACAACAGGTGTACGGTTAAATCCCCGATTTGATTTTTAAAGTCAGGAATAAAACGACGCATGTACAACATGCTGTCGCCGTCACCAATGTCAAAATAACCTGATGTGATGTACGACGTGATCGGTGAGCCGTTGCCATTTTTCCCATCCTCTTGGTTATACAAGACCGAGCGACCGGCTGTTAAACCATAAATAGTAGAAATAGAAGCAGCAGTGCTACTAGGTAAATACTCAGAGGCAATGGGCTTAGTGTAAGTACCAATATCCACCCATGATGTTCTTGCCATTGATCCAATAGACCAGACATTTTCTAGATAATTGAACGTAACAAAACGATCAAGGTAGTCAGACGTTGCGGAGCAATACCACCACGTTACTTCGTTGAACTGAGAGTTAATTCCTATGTGTACTTTAGTGGATTGAACAAGATTAATATCTTTAAACACATAGTCTTGAACTGTACTTGGAAGCTTGTTTACCGTACCGTTAAACATGTAAAAAGCTTCAGTTCCCATCCAAAACGCCACGCCATTAACGTCAGCTCCTGCATGCGGTCCAATACATCCGCAGTTACTTCCTAACTGTTGAAAGCCAAACGTATACGGAGGACCCACATACTGCATACCATGTATGGAGGTGTCCGTTAAGATAAGAATCTGTCCGCGAGAACGGAACGCCGTAACAATCGTACTGCCGTCTGTTAAACGTTGACCACCCGCTGTGTTAATAGCGGATTCAGCAAACGTAAATATGTCCTCTTGGTTAGAGAATCGAACAAACATCGGGTCTTGCGTTGTGGGGTCACCGATAACTGATTCAGTACCAAAACAAACAAGGTGCCTGTCTGGGGTAGACACTAATGCGTATTCACTTTTAGTAGGCGCACCCGCAATTGCAGTAGCACGATTGTTTACCACGCCCGCACTGGTATTAAACAAATAAATGCCACCACTTACGATCTGGCAAATTACATCTTCGCCAAAAGTATCTAACTGCCACACACGCGAGGTGAGCGTTAAACCAGCTGAAGCAGGACGCGGTGTTCCCCACGAATATAGACCCCAAGTACCCGTTCCCCAACCATAGTCAAAATAGTTAACGGCTGAACCGATGTTGATCTGGTACTTGCCTACCACAGACGCACCACCATTTCCACCGTCGGAAGAGTTAGCGGTTACACCTACTTTAATGATGTACGTACTTGTGGTTAATACTTCTTGGATTTCAAACTCTTGGTTGAGATACGTGGCGGTAACGTTTCCGCCTAGACTAACTGCTCCACTGTAGGTGACAAAATCTCCGTTAATGGCTCCATGAAGCGAGTCCGTTACCGTGACTAGATCACTGCCGGTAGTCGCGGCAAAGGTGACGTCTCCCGCTGCGGTGGTAACCCTTAAAGGCGTTACATCTCCCCATGTACCACCTACATAGGCATACAGCTTACGTGTAGTTCCGACCAAAAGATGAGGTACACCATCTAACGCGTTCCATGAAAAAACCTCACTAACTACCCCCACTAAGTAGACTAAAGAATCTCCAAACTGTGTCCATCCACCTAGTTTTTCAGGCAGGCCATAGCGAAAGCGGATG